TAACAATAATGTTCCACAATCTACCCCTGCACCTTTGATACGAGCAGCGTTTACATGCGGTGTTAGCATCCAGGTTTTTGCCTCAGCCACTACATTATCCCGCCATGTCATGTCACTGTCTCCGTTAACGGGATATATGGAGTTGCTCGGTTTCGATTCCAGTTGTTAAATTTTGATTGACATGTTGCTGGCAGTTGGTTGCATCCTGGGTAAATCTCAAAGGTATCATCATAACCGGGCAACGCATCTAGGCTAACCAACATTATTAAATGCCCGTTTGCAGCGTAGGAGTCTTGTATAGCCATTTTTACGCCAGTTAACACACCAGATGTAAATTTTATACCGCCTAAATCGTAATATCCGTCGGTAAACGTTAGGCTAGTATAAAGCACTCGTTTACTAACGGCTTGAACAATGGTCCCCGCAACAGTATAGTTGGCAATGTTTACTCCGCAGCCTGCACCATATAAAACGTATGGGCAAGTTGGGTAGTATTTTCTGGACGGATAATCAATATTCGCCTTACTCATTATGGATAAGTTATCCATGGAAATTTCCATGCCGCCTGCATCTTGAATGTCAATATTGCCGGAAAACCATAATACCCTACCTACAACTATGCCTGGCGCAGACATAAAACATATATATACAGTGCATTCAGCATCATCAAAACCGCCATTATGTACAAGTGTCATAATAGGCGTTGCTCCGATCAGATCTGTCTGAACAACATACATGGTTATGCCTACAGAGTCCACGCTAATTGTCGAGGATAGTTTTGTTCTTCCCCGCTTAATAGTCGGTCCATGTGCTGAATATGTTATGCCGTCAACTGTTACGTTCTGGTCATAATCTGTATATCGCAACACCGTGCCACTCTTGAGCGTTATGTCATATAAATTACACTTATAAAATTTAGTAGACAAATTAAGCAAAGATATTACTGCTACTGATGCGTCTTTCATAATACTGTCACCACCGTAAACGATCCCATTTTATGGGCTTGATACCAGAAATTTGTCCATTCCAGGTTATTATCATCAAACGCTACCCTGAAATAGTATTGGAAAGTGGCAGTTATCGCCGCTCCCTGTGCTGGTACTATTCCGAACATAATTAATCCGTCATCTCCCAGCGTTACAGATCGTGTTGCTCCGGCAACTTTCACAACCAGGGAGCTATCCACAATATCCTTTACCGGCTCAAGGTACCCGCCGATATTGCGAACTAAGTAATACTTTACTGTTGTGCCATCACCTGTCCCAATTCGCACATCAGTAGCAATATTATCTTCCGGGTCCAGCCACAGAAACGTGCTAGTTGGCCCCTGCAACTGCGCAAAAAAACCAGCAAGCTGGTGCCGCTGGTCATCGGTAAGATATGGATATTCACATTCTATTTCCCACGTGGGATAGGACTGGGTGCATAACGCCTTGCGTCGTCCGTTTGCTGATTTCTGTGTATATGTATTTTCCCACACCTGACGTTTTTTGGAGTTCCATCCAAACGACATAATGTCTGGGAATATTGCTAATGACAAGTTAGCACCCCCTTAAAATACTGTTTCGTATCCATTGCCCATTGCACTGTTAAGAGCTTTTGCTATTTTTTTAGCTCCACCGTTACTAAGCCACTTATCAACTGATTTACCATCCCATGCATGCAAGGTTATTTGTGGTTGTACTGCTGTTTGCGTTTTAGAATCTGACGCAGTGTTAGCGGTTGCATTAGATTTTATTGCACTGCTTGTATATCTGCTGGACAACGAAGATAGTGACGGACCTGTTACTAGGCCGCCGGTGGCGAAGCCGGATAAATTACCACTATTCAATGCATCTAGTTTATCTACGCCTATAGCTGATACAATGCCGCTATTTAACACATATTCCCCGGCAGCTAAGACAGCCGGGATATGGTCTTTAGTTCGACTCCCAAAGCTTCCAGTATATCCGCCACTTGCAAAACCACCAATCATACTGCTAAGCGTACCACTACCAGAAACACTACCACCATTTGAAAACAAACTTATTCCAAACACACTGCTAAAGAGATTCATGGCGGCCATTTGTATCTGAGCCGCTATCCACTCTGCGACCATATTAGATATTACTTTGTTTATAGACTGACCTAAATCAGACCATGCATCTGACACGCTGGATGCACCACTTATAGCATCCGAAAAAAAGTCTTTGAAGCTACTACCAATGCCTGACGTTAATTCAGCCATGTAGGACATGCTAGTCCTGTGTGTTTCCTTCAATGCGTCATAGTAAACATCAAACATTTCTTGACGACCAGCCAAATCTTGAGCTAACGCTAACCGTCCTGAGTTAAGCTCAGTAACCAATGCAGACAGGTTTCCATCGTTACGAGCCTTACTTAAATTACCCTCAAAATCAGCTATTTCTTGATGAACAGTCTTTAACTTCTCAGCCATTTCCTGATTTACAAGTACCGTCTTATTAGCAACGTCCTGCGCCAAACTAATCTGCGTATTCGACATGTCGGCAGCACCGGCCTTGACTTGTGTCGCAAGGTCTTTAGCGTCAACCACCATCCCATTTTTACTGACGGTAAACGCTGTTTTGGCCTCGGTCATTACCTGAATACTTTGCAGCTTTGATTCATTGGACAATTGCTCAAATGCTTGCTCGGTATCCCTTGCCGCATTTTGTATTTTTGTTAATTCTTCTGCTGCATTTGATTTTATTTCAAATACTTGTTTAGTGCCGTCGCCCATACCGATTTCAGCTAATCGGTTTTGATAATCGGTTGCGTCGGATAGAGCTTTATCCCAGATCGAGTTAGTTTCTTTTTGTTGGTCAGCAAGAATTTTCTTCTTTTTCTCGGCGTAAATTTCGTCAAGTCGGGTTAAATCACGTTGGTAGTTTTCATTTGCAGACTGAGATTCGTCAAGAGTTTTAAGTTCGTCGGCTTTCCATTTATCGAGCTGCTCTAGCTGAGTGTTAGTGAGTTGTATCCATTCCCCCTCAATAGACTCACTAGCCTGCTTGGCCTTTTCTTGCAAATCTTCATACGCCTTTGCTGCTTCGTCTACGCCGGAACTGCCGCCACCACCGCCGGATGGTATTTCTGGAATTACTGGCGGAGTTGGCACCACTGGCGTTTCGTAACCTTCGCCTGGTGACCTATGTTCTTGTGCTGTTTTATTAAAGTTAGCCATGGCGGTGGTTGCATAATTAGCAGCGTTACCAACGCCGTTTAAATTGCCTGCGGCATCACTTGCATACAAACTAACCGCTGCCATGCCATCAGCACCAGCATACAGAGAGATTGTCAATGCATCGGTTTCTGTTTTTGCCTGCATCGATTGATAAACTACTGTACCAAGAGCGGCGGCAACTAATGCACCAATACCCATAAGAGGCCCTAGAGCAAGACCAACTGCTGTTTCTGCTATTGCCATTTCATATAATGCAGGAATCATTTTAGCCGTCATTGCCCCGGCAGTGGCTAATAATCCAATTTCCACACTTGCTGGCACCATGTCAACCATCGCACCGCCAATGCCCAACGATTTTACTTTACCGCTAAACTCTGTAAGAGTATCCAATGCATTGTTGGTTGCGGTTTTAAGATCAAACGCAGCGACAATATCCTCACCAACCTGGCGCATGGTGTTACTGGCTTTATCCTGGATATTCGACAGTATACCGGTTATGGTATTAGATTGTTTTTGCATCATGCCGCCGTACTTGGTGGACATCTGTGATAACATACCGGATATGGCCGAATTTGCGTCGATAGATTTTTTCTCTGCAAGGTCCATTGCAGTGGGCACGTCTGTACCAATAGTTTTTGCTAACATTTCCCAAGCCGGAATACCAGCTTCTGCGAGTTGATTCCGTGTAATTCCCGCATTACTGCGGGCACAGACTATATCTTCATCTCAAACGTTGAGATGCTCCGCACTTCGGGCAGTAGCTTATCATCTGCCCTACTCCCTTTCGGGATAGTCGTTGCACTTTATTTATATTCCCATTTAAAACCTTTGTGTGTTTTTAACTTACCGTTGCAAACTTTTACAACTGATGAGGGGTCAAAACATAATTTTGCAACCTGAGAAACAAACTCAAATTCTCTCACAATTTCACCCGTAAGCGTTTTCTGTATAACAGCTCTTGCGTTAGGTTTCGCCGCACCATGAAGAATATATTTCTTTTCTCGCAGATACTCCCTGTTTGTTTCAAAAGTACTTTTAGATGCTTCGTAATTATCAACATAGCACCAAAAGTAGCCTTTTATCTGCCTTGTTTTTCCCCTGCAAGCTACTGCTATTGTGCTTCTATCGCAACCAAATGAACGCGCAGCTTCAGACGCACATTCAAATATTTTTATTATGTTAAGCGTTTCAATATCTACTTGCATTACAGGTTTTGATTGCGAATTTTTACTTCCAATCCTACCAAACATAGGGTTATTTCTGCCAGAAAAAGCCTTTCTTAGTTTTTCTTTATGTTCTTCGCTTAGGTGCTTTCCTTTGTGAGAATTTGAAATCTTGAGTTTTGTTTCTTTGGACAAAACATGTCCCATAAACATTTTTGAGTGTGCTTCCTTAAACGCATTAGACCTAGACCGTTGTTTTCGTCCTATTCTTGCTAAACTTATTTTTCTTTTTCTTTCTTCAGTCATTGGAACATCACAAAAAGTATCAGCCGACCTATTAATATTCATACATCTATCGTGGTCAATATATGCGTTTATGTACATCTGCTCGACTGCTACTTGTTGATCTTTATCAACAACAGTAATAACGTCAAAAATCAAGCTTTCTTCGCCATACTTGTTATAACAATTTTGCAAACGTTGGTTTTTATGGGTGTTTGTCCGTAATTCTCTCAGGTGATCATTTTTTCGTTTTTCAAAATTAACTGTTCTCCCTACATAAAAATGCTTGTTTTTAACACAAAAGATTTTATAAATATAGCTACTCATGGTACAAAAGCACCTCCCATGCAATTATACCGCATTCAGTAAATTAATACAAGAGAATATAAATATTAGCACAGGATTGCCCTCGTCTTTCTCGTAGGGTTTCCCTGTTAGCACCACAATTAACAGGCCATTTCCTGCCTGAAGCTATCGCTTGCAGCACACCCCTAAGCAATAGAGTTCACGGAGTTTATTTTTCGTGCTATCACTAACACGCGAGACTCTTTATCCAAATCTCTTCTGCGGAAACACGCTGTTTGGCTTTCATTTGGCCAAAAGCCAGCGTAACCCTGTCTAGTACTTCCGTACTGCCACCGACAGCCGCAACAGCATCACCAAACGCCGTCAATGATGGTAATATTTCTTCTACCGTAAAGCCCATTGCCAGCATGCGCTTTGACCCCGTTACTAATCCGTCAAATGTAAATGGTGTTTTCTCGGCAAAGTCCTGCAACTGCTGCAAAAATGTATTAGCCGATTGCGCTGAACCTAACATAGTTTCAAAGGCTATGCGGTTTTGCTCCATATCAGCGGCCATTTTAACAGCCTTTACACCGACTACGCCCATACCTACTGCAAGCACGCCCATTAATTCACCGGCGCGCTCTACTGTTGCGTTACTAGCGGCCATTGCTTCAGAACCAAAAGCACGGTTAAGCTGGCGTTTGCTGGCCTGAAGCTCTTTTCGTAATCCCGAACTATTTGCTCCAATAGTAACCATTAAAGATGCGATTGTACTAATTGTGTTCACCTCCGATCAATTGACATTTACGTTTTTGGTAATATTAGGAGCTGGATTTATTACCTTGGCATTAAAAATTTTGTTGTCCTTTTTAGTGACGACGATAAATAGTTACAGTCCAAAAACCTTTCTTAAGTGCGCTTCCTCAGCTTTTTTATCACACTTAACAGCCTTTTTTTGTTTTAACGGCTTCCACAAATCCGTAGGCTTAACAGGTTTTTTCGTGTGTACCGACATCATAGCCGCCGTAAAGTAAGCCTGCCGTTCGCAATCGTGGTTTTCGCGCCACTGGTAGCCGTCCAGCAAATCATAAAACTCCCAAGGCTGTATATTGTCAAATTGTTCAGGTTGTAACCCAAGCGGTCCATAAGCAATTTTCCTTGCCCATTCCAACCACTCATGAAAAGAGAGGACGGTGTTTTGTTCGCCGTCCTCTACTCGTTTGGGGATTCTTCCTCTGGTTTTTTGTATAATTCCGGATAATAAATCGCCATAATAGCGTCTGAGCTTGCCTTGCCTAATGCCCCAGCAGCCATTAACGCGTGTCCAATCTTAGTACCGATATCGTGAATGTTTCGCCCTTCAGCACCAAAAATGTAATCATCAATTTTTTTGTCGTAGTATTGCGATGGTCTGCGCTCCAAACAAATTGGCAATGCTGCTAGGCAAAGATCATAACCAATGTTTGACGTATGGATAATTTGCGTTACCGTTTTACCAGTAATCCGTTCAAGTTCGGCCATGCCAGGATTGGTAAATGTTAACTCCTGCTTTTCTCCAAATAAATCAAATGGAATTTTACGATCCATAATAAATCCCCCTAAAAATTAAGGCGACCGTAAGGCCGCCTATTATTTATGCCGTGATGGTGATTGTTACAGTCAACGCGGCCCCGTCGCCGGTAGTAACAGTAAATGTATATGCACCAGCAGTTAACCCGTCCAAGTACCCGCTTAAAATTGTCAACGTGCCTGACGAGTAGGTGTAATCAGTTGTTACGGTAATAGCGGTCGAACCGTTTTTAACACTAGATACCGTGGTTGTAGCCGGTAAGATAGTAAATACTTTATCTGCAGCAGCAGCTAGGCTCATCGTTGCTGTGAGTGGGCTAATGCCGGGCGTCCGGTCACTCAATGCGCCGTTTCCCGAAATAGTACCAGATAAACTTGCTTCGCCGTCGTGAGGGGTTTCCATGCTGAAGTCAGTCAAACTTCCCCAGCCAGTTTGATAGCTGCCGTCTGGATAAAGCAATTGAATGTTTACTTCTATGCCTTGCATAAACGCATATTCAAGTGCTTGCAATCCTTCGTCTTGCAGTAACACCAGGCCGTCAAGGTCCATTGACCATGAACGCAAACCTGCTTTTACTGATTTCCAACCACCACTGGTTTTATGCGAAACGTCAATCTCGTCTGCGGACCGGGCTAATGATGTTCCCCGTTGTCCCCCAACAATTGTCCAAATAGGCACAGTAGGTGTACCCGTATTAACGTTAAGCAAGTAATCTTTTCCCACGGTTGCGCTACTTGTTGACGGGTTAGTTGGCAACGTAACTGCAAACCTCTGTAAATCAAATGCATTAAATTTCATATTTTACCTCCTTAAATTTTGGTATAAAAAATAGCCCTCACACGGGGCCGACATTCTGTATGCGGGCTGAAAAGTACACTACGCCATAAAACTCCGTGCCGCTTCTGGCGCCCTTACCATTTTTAACTTCCTGGCTTAAAACCCGAAAACCATCAGCAGATAAATCAATCGGCCAGGCAGTTAACACGGCGGTTACGTCTTCGGCTATACCGTTTATAGCTCCCTTGCCAAGATAATCTGACCATATCTCGATTTCGAGCGTGACATTTACAATATCAACATCTTTAGAGCCGGCAAACTCATATTCGTAATCACTAAATGTAATGTACGGAAATTCGGCACCTTCCAGCACTGAGTCGTACACCGGTGTGGTCTGCTTGCTGGATAGAATAGAATAAACGCCTGTTTGTAAGGCGTTCAGTGGAATGCGTCGTATCATGTTTTCTTCACCGCCTGCTCAATATCACGGATTAACTCAGGTTTAGCTTTATCAATTGCGGGTTTCATAAATGGCTTAGGTGCCCTGGCTGGAATATTCCTTGACGGGCAGGCTTTAGCGCCACCTTCTACAAAATGAGCGTACCAAGTTTTCGCGATAATGTACCCGGTAACAGTTTTTTTATCAAATCGTGAACGGATATTCTTCTTGAGATCGCCCGTATCAACTGCTACACGCTGCCTGGCTCCCTTACTAACATTAACTGTCGCCTTTTTAACCGCGTCCTCGATCTTGCCGGCAGTGCGGCCGTCATAGGCTGAGATATTGGCCATTGCGGTTTTGAGTTCAGGGACAGAAAAATTAATCCTGAAACCACGTCCCATCAGCGCACCACTTCCTTGCACACCACCATAGTTTCGTTTTTCTCATAGTCATACGCGTGTTCAACGCTGTAAATATGGGTTTTATACAGCACCCGCCAGCCTTTTTTAACGTCGGATCGCCGCCAGATAACATGATTGCGAGTTAATTCACTAAGCATTGTACCAGTAGCTTGAGCGGTTACGGTTTTAGGTTTCCAGGCTTCAGCCCAGACAGTGGCAACTGACAGGTATTTATCTTCTCCCTGCGGTGTTTTCCATCCACCCGCCCCATCTTCAACTAAATTCGGTTTCTGCAAGATTATTTTTTTATCCTTTTTCGCTACACTCATACCGCCTGCAACTCCTGCTGGTATTTAGCACTTAACTGGCCAACCAAACCAATTACCCCAATACCGCCTGCCTTGCCGACTTCCTCAGTACCTTCAAACCACCTAACTAGCAATATTCCAGCAAGCATCTTCGCTACCGGATCAACAGCGGTATATATTTCAGTCAGTGCACCCCAGTCTTTACCGGTTGCCGTTTTAATAAACCCATCAACAGCCGGCAGAAACACACTCGTTACTTTGCTTGGCATATCGTCAGCAGATTCATAATTCAATAGTCCAGCGGCTTCTAAATCAGTTAAAATTGCCACCTCGTCACCACCTAAAAATAATGGGCACGGGTATTAGCCGCCGCCTAAACTTAAATCATCAGGTACGCATCAACGATCTTGCCGCTCAGTGCAGTATTTAAAGTCATGGTGTTGCTCTCAATCGCCGTCGAGCTAACGGTAACAGTCGGCGCGGTAGCCTCTTTTGCGTTATCCAGGTAAGCCGCCAACACCGTATTGTGTGCCAATTTGTATGGCAAACCAAGTTTAGCGCCAAATCCGATTGCAGTCGTCGCGCCGGTACCGTCATGTGCTGGAATTGTGATCGACGTAACAGTCTTAAACGCCTTGCTTCCCGTAACCGTACCAGCAGTATCAACCGTAAATGCCGGTAAGGTTTCGGTAATTGCTTCGTCAGCGTAATTTGTGCCGGCCACAATAACCTGAATGGCTTTAATGTCTCCTGCCGTACCACCAGCAGTAGCCGTAATATTACGGGGTACTGCCGGGTTAGTAATGGCTGTGGTTACGACTTGCTGTTCCGCTGTTGATGTTACAGCAGCATGTACGCCAGTTGTGCTGGCTACTACCGCATCGGCAGCGGCAATCTGAAGGTGAGCAATAAAGGCGCGGTCTAATACCACGCCCGATGCATCCGTTTTTATTCTCCCAAGCTTGGGATCATATCCTGGCCGCATTAATTACGCCCCCTTCTTAACAATAACAACACCATTGGGGTCAAGTAACTTGCCGTCCATAATAAGAATGGCCTTGTCCACCCATTCATTAGTGTCATGGTCAAAATACCGAAACATGGTCATTTGCATATTGGAGTTAATTGCGTAGTTTTTAAGATTACAGTAGATAGCAACAACATCGCCAGCAGCAGCATCGTCATAATTAGCGACAATGTCATCTTCAACTAGAATTACCTCTTTACCGCCAAACCGTTCCTGAGGACCATCAGTAATGCCGTAGTTCATACGGCCAATAGGTTGCCCGTTAGCATCCACCATGCCGTCAATATACCCCTCAAAGGTTCCAGACGCCATAAAGAACGATGCACCGGCCTTATAAGCAAGCGGCATTTTAGCGAATACCTGCTTTTTCCAACCGCTCCAATCAACAAAATCAGCAGCAGACACAGTAACGATTTGAGCAGCAGGTACACGAGTATCAGCAGTAATACCAAGGCATTTGCCAGTACCATTACCATTAATAACAGCAGTGTCAATAGCAATGACCATAGCCTCAACAATCAAATCTGTAATAACACTTTCAAACCCGGTAAGCGTTACAGTATCAGCCAGCAAAGAGGTAGATACTTTGCACTCTAGGCCGTAGTAACTGAAAGATACATTGGTGTTTGCTTGTATTTTTTGTTTACTGGAAGGAGTAGTTTCGCCAATCCAGGTCGCTGTGGGCTTGAGGGATAAAATAGGAACTGTTACGCCGCCCTTAATACTAAGCTTGCGAACGCGACTAAATACTTGGCCATAAACAGTAACCTTTTTGATAACTTCATTAAGAATCGTGGAAGGAATAACGGCGGATACATCGGTAGCCGCTGTCATTGCGTCGGCACGAAGCTCAGGCAGCACTTTACCGGTTTTACTGAATTCCATAAACGCTTTCCGATATTCCATAGTGCCGTAGTAATCTTCTGGCTCGGATCGTTGTTCTCCGGGTTGTGGTGTGCCAGAACCGACACCGTAAGTCCCTAAGATTTGTGCTTGGCCAACTGGGCTACCAGCACTGCGCTGTTCACCAGGTTGTGGCTGTGCTGCAGGCGGAGCGGTTTCATCAGGAATACCGTCAATCATGCCGCGAAGTTCAGTGATTTCAACACCCAAAGATTCAAGTTGAGTATTAATGCCTTTGACCTCTATGATATCCTGACTTTCATTTGATTTTTTAGTTAAAGCAGCTTTTCTTTCTTCTTTTGCTTGCAACATTGCCAATAGTTTCTTTTTCATATTATATTCCTCCTAAAATTCTGTTTTTAAGTTTATAAAGTTCTAACTGAGTCGCCTCCGCGTCTCTTTGGCTAGCCTCCGCCGCCGTAGCCTCCGCTACCTCTATTTCATGCTGGGCCTCTGCCCAGGAACGAGCTGAAATTGACGTTTGTTCATATGCCGGAAATGTTACTGCCGACACATCATACACCTTTGCAATTTTAAGTATTGTGCGAGTATGCGTATCCCGATTATAAGAATCTTCCTCTGTCGTAAAGGCAAAGGACATTTTGTCATAAAAACCATTATCAATATCCTCATAAAGTTCACGGCCTGTAGCATTTTGGCTTAAATCAGCTTCAATGTACAGGCCGTCAATTCGCTTGTCAAACGTGAGCGTATTGTTTTTTGTTTTCGCAGCAGGCTTGCCACAATGATCAATATTTAGAACGACGTCACCCATATCAGCACTATCAAGCGCTTTTGCATCGATTACTTCTTTGTATTGCACACCATCATATTCCCAAATAACGGTTTCCCGATTAAACACAATAGGGTTGCCGGTTACAATCATTTTTCCGTCTTCGGTTTTTTCTCTGCGTTCAAAGTTGAAACTTTTATACTGTCTGTCTTTAGTTATCAATCTTATCACTCTCCTTTTTAGCCAAAGGATAATAAGCTTCTGGAATACTAACCCGTTCATCAGGAAATGTGTAATTTAACTCAATTGGCGCAATAACATAATTATGATCACGACATGCCCCGATAGCCTTTTGCTCGCTATCGTAGATACCCGTAATTTCAAATTCACATAAACCATACTCTTGCTTGCGTTCATCCCAAACTCCGCCAACAAAACGCTGTACTAACCATATTTTCACTATTTTTCCTCCTTACTTTGAGAATCTTTTACCCCAGCCCGTTTTAACTGATAATCATCTGATATCTCGGTCGATATATAATTTAAGGATATCGTTCTGCGCGAACCACTACCATCTGCAAGCGGTGGATACCCAAGAATATTAAGTTTTTGATCATCAGTGAGAAGCCCTTGCTGCCCAGCAGTATCAAGCAATTTAAGTTTACTAGCAGTACTTAAGTACATCATGTCGCGCTGGTAAAATATCAGTTCATTACCAAAGTTTAATTCGTTCTGCGTAAATACTGTTTTTGAAAATGCTTGTCCAAAACTAATAACTAGGGGTTCCAATGTTCCTTCATAAAACGCCTGGTATTCATCATCGTTAAAGTTTTTTGCCAGTATTTTTAACGGCACTCCATACCAATTTAAAATTTTATCTTGAATGAATGCCATGGTGTCTTTATCAACAACTTTAGGATCTGTATTCAGCGGAACATATTCGCCCTTTAAATCCTGCACCAAGATTCCACTTTCGCTGTTTGACATAGCTGTTTCAAATCGTTTCCGCTCGGCGACTTGTTTTTCGTCGTCAAGCATGGTGGGAATTTTCAATATTCCACGGATTGACAGGCTAGTTTTAATCGCCTTTCCTAGACCGTCAGTGATTGTGTCATTAATGGTCAATACTTTTAACAGCGCAGCATTATCTGGTTGTCCATTCCGTCCCCCACCCATGATTTCATTTACACTAAATTTTTTTCGCAAGTGGATTACATCGGCATATGCTAGGGTAAAATTATTACCACCTAAAAAATCCATTTTTACAAACATTTTACCAGTCTCGTCCTGCAAAAATGTTACGGTTGTAGGATTTAACGGATAAAACCCTGTATAGTCTCGCGTTGTATTGCCTTGGGTATCTGTTACTAAGTCAAATGTCGGATAAATAAAAGCATTGTAGTTCATATATAACTGCCAAATTATTTTTTCCAGAAAATCCCTTGTGGTCATCATTGGATTTGGCGAAAATTTAAACAGCCTATTAAGGCTGCTATTCGGAACGGTTTGAATTCCCTTGCTATTTGTCCTAATATGGCGCGGCTGAAGCTTTGATATTTCGGTAGCAATACAGTCAATAGCCATCTGCACAACATCACTGGCATAAATGTTATTTCCAAACTGACTGAATATCGGATAACTTCCATCAACCATTTTGGCGTATGTCATATTGTTATTATTTTTATTGCCGAATAAACTATCTAGTAACATTTAATCGCCGCCTCGCCGCCAAAATACCAAGACCAATCAAACACATTCCAGAAGTAATAAATCCAGCCGGAATATAAATTAAAAAAACGCCGCCCGATACGAACGACATCCCAGTAATCAATAACAAATCATCAATTATTTTCGATATTTTTTTCACAGGCTACCTCCCTTCCACCAACCGTAAAAACTCGGCTCGGTTATCAATATAAATGCGGTAACCAATTATCATAGTTACCGCACCATCAATCTTTTTCTTTTCTTTGCCCTGTATTTTAACTGGCATTATTTCAGCCTTAGAGTTAATATTTAAAGCCGTATTCTCAAGACAGTATTTATCAATCGGATTAAAGTTATAATTAATCAACTTACTTTTCAAGTCAGCTTCAACCAACTTCATTGGTTCAGACATACTGCCAAAACTTTGATCAACACGTACACAGTCAAACCCTAACCCTTCCATTTCCTTAACCCAATAAACCGCACTCCATTTGTCGTAACCAGTTTTATATACCCTAATACCGTAATCCTTATACAATCTTACAAACCAGGCAGTTATCAAACTAAAATCATTTTCATTGCCGGGAGACACAATAATTAAATCCTGTCGTATCCATTCCTTAAACTTTACTAAATCATCTTTTTCAAGATCTTCCAGTTTTGATTCAGGAATAAAGTATTTTTGCAGCGTGCATTTTTTCTTGCTGCCGGATTTCATTAAAAATACTCTTGCACTGGCTAAGTCTCCCGACTTTGACAAGTCGACAGCGCCAATAGCAAAACAACCCTTAAAATCATCAATATCGAATGTTTCAGGGTTGTTTATATCGTCTGACATAAGCCAGGCTGCAGCGTTGTTTTGCTTGAAATTGAAGTCCTTGGACATTACGAATGCACGTGACGAATTACTTGTTTTTGATTCTTCAATCATTTCTCGAAGAAAGCTGCGTTTTTTTATGGTTCCTAAGCCAGGATTTGACTTAACCCACGATTCTTCATTCTGCCAAATTTCGGTTTCCTTATCTTGCGTATAAAGCCATATCAACCAGCGTGGTTTTTCTAATTCTCCGTCCAACGATTGCCTAGCTTCTTTTAAACGTTCGTCTAAGTAACCATCATTTACAAATCCCTCAGTAGTTAGCTCAAAGTAAATTGGATTATCCTGTGTTGATAGCGCCTGCCTAATAGGCATTATAGGCGTCTTGTCTTTCATTTCATGAATTTCGTCAGACATACCGACACGAATATTTTTACCTTCTTTAGCGCCGGTTTTAGCAGATATTTTTAAGATATTTCCTTTATTGGAATAACTGAATTTACCTTTAAGTTTTTTATTTTTAGGATTGCCAAAAAAAATTCCCTTGATATTTTTTCTAGTGACTTTTTCGAGTGTATTGTTTTCTTCACGCATTGCATTAATAGCCTGAAACGCAAGATCAGCCTGAGCATAATCATTACTGCTACATAATATTTTAGTCCCCTTATCACCGCAAAAAAATTCGGCAAGACACAATGCTGCAATCAGCGGAGTCTTACCGTTTTTCCTTGCTACCAAAAACAATACTTCTTGATATTTTCTTACCCAACCGTAAGCACAACTAAAATCATTGCTTTTACTGCGATCTTCATCAGTGTGTCTATCACGAATTTCTTCATCAAAAATATAAAATATGTAAATTGCTTCAATAAATGCCTTTTGAAAAAGCATTAACAAAAAAGGCTTCCCAGCAAAGGGAGCCTCGGAATGTTTGCACTGTGTTTCGATAAATTTGATACGCTTGTGAGCTTCAGTAAAATCAATCTTAATGTTGGGATCGTTAAAATGTTCCAGCAGTATGTCATGTTGCTGTACCAATTCCCGTCCTACAATGATTTCCCCTTGTTTGCATTTATCGATGTATTCCAGCAGCCAGGACCACGTGCCATTATACTCGGTATTCATTCCCGACATTCATCAGCCAGTATAGCCGCGTTTACATTCATGTATTCAGATACAGCAGTATAACCTTCATCATTATTCTGTTCTGAAAATCCTCGAAATTTAACCCGTGCCGGATAAGCCTCAATTACTTCACCGTTATTATCCAGATTAACAACGATTGCCCATCCAAAAGTGTGTAAAATCATGTTTATCCACCAAAGTAAGCCATCTTCGCGAAATTCGTTCCAAGTCTTCCTAACTACCATACTGACACCTCACTACTCATAATCAGCCAGCTCATCATCTTCTTCAACCGTATTCCTAACCCGCAAAGCATTTAGCTTATTAAGTATATTGGCATAGTTGTCAGTCATTCGAGAGTATTCTTTCAGCGCTGGTATTGTTTTTTGCATTTCGGGGTGCTGCGGATGAACTTTTATAGCCCCTGAAACATTTAATGCCTGCTCTAACTCCCAGCACAGTGCGTGGACAGACGCTACTTTCTCGATCAGACCACTGGCGGCCTTTTGCGTTTCAGGAGTTGTCGCCGTGAACAACTCAGTCCACTTATTCAGTTCTGCCAAATATTCGGCCTGCTTGTCTACCATGATTCATTATTTTTCCTGCCAAGAATCAAAGCTGAAAACACCGTGTCTGATTGCTGATATTGTACTTCTACCGTTAATCCATGTTGTTGCATTCTATTTATCGCGTCACGCACATTATTATAAAAAATAGTAGCTTCGCTTCCCGGTGCAGTTAAGTGAGAGATTTCTATAATCATAAAAATACCTCCTTTTAAACTTGTATTATCGGAATACTTTGCAACACCTCAAATGGTTTTAAATTGTTTCGCAAATCCTGGGACGATTTTCAAATTTTTTAGTGTGTATTTTAATTGTGAGCTCTCGCCGGTCTCCTAACGGATAAAAATTATTATTTAGGGGGGGGTCAAGTGTACCCCTCGAACCACTTATCAATATATCCGCGATACTCAGTAATCATATTACGCCTGCGATCATCAATCTCGATCCTTGCGATAGCTTCATCACGTGAACACTCACAATAAATTAACTCAGCGCCTAGATCGTCGGCAAGCTTCTCACGCTTGTATTTATCAGCATACCCACCGACCACCCAAGCAGTAGACCACTTACCATATCTGGTTTTAACCTGGTCAAGTAAAAGATTATATACCGACTTAATAGTTAACAGTAACTGGTCAGGTTTATCATGCACCGGTAATCCCGTTATAGCAGCATAAAGACTGTCCATGCATACAACAATATCATTTCGAGATTTATATTGATTAACATACGTTGTCTTACCACTACCAGGACATCCATATATTATATAGACTTGCTTACCCTTGTTGTAGCCACCAAAGCGATTATGTACAACATTATGACAAGCATGGTGCAGTAAGCGTACATTGGTAGGGTTAAGAGTAATGTTTACGTCTTGGATATTATCAGGCGTTAACTCAATGATATGGTCAAGCTCTGCATCTCTGTCAGTAGTAATTAACTTACCGCACTTCTCACACGTCATGCCACGCTCAGCTATAATTGCAGCACGAAACTTAGTCCATCGAGAACTAGCGTAGAATGATTTTATAATAGAATATTTAGCCACTTTACCATTCCTTTAGTTTGAGCTCTTTCTCTCTGATTGCCAGCACTGCGTTATCGTATGTCCGCTTGTGTTTATTCATGGGATTCATACAGAAGTAATCTGACAACCATTGCAGCGCCTTTTGTCTGTCTTCTAGCTTTACTTTCATCCCGCTTCTGCCTTGACTTACTTCACAAATAAGGCCACCATCTACTTGATTACTATCCTTAAAATTCATGTAATTATATTTTCTGGTCTTTACTGTGCCATCCGGATTAAGCAATGCACAACCAGCAGAATCAACCTCTGGTACTTCTTCCGTGCCAAACTCTGTAAAGTCAGTCATATCGGCAAACGCTATTCGCATATAGCGCTCGACAATATCATCCTCAGTAAGCATAATTGATTGTTTCTTTATAGTCTTTAGGCGCTCCACTTCAGCCCGAACATAAGGCTTTGTTAAGTTTTCCCAGCCTATAACGGATGCTGACTCTTTAGAATACCCTGCCTTAATAGCTGCCTGAGTTGCATTAAAGTTTTTTATGTAAAATAAACAAAAAAGCCGTTGCTTTTCGGTTAACCCATCAGGTTCCGGTTTTACAACGACTTGCATACTTTTTTCTTGAATGCGTACTTTTTTATCCTGCGTACTCTTTTTTGGATTAGTATGCGTTTTCTCTATGCGGTTCCATTTGTAGCGGGTTTTCCATGACTTTACAGTACTAATGGTAACGCCATACTTAACAGCTATATCTTTATACTTCATACCAAGCATGTAATCTTTTTCAGCTAATTCATAATTAGTCAAATCACCACCTCGTTATTCCTGCGGTTCCCGTATTATTTATATGTTTTGCTGTGGTCTGTTTTAAACCCACGTTGCGTACTCCGGCAGCCAGACTTAAACTGCTGCATCAACTCCACCGTTCCATCCCTCGGCCTCCTGCGACCAGTAACACAGAACCTGTCAGAGGTGTGCGAGATATCCTGCGCAGTGCAGTTGCCGGCAGCATTGTGTATGCAGTTAAGGTCTGAGCAGGTTATCATAGTCACACCTCCAGGTATAGAAATAGCCGCCCAGTTACGGACGGCTGAATAATATATATTGGCGGAAGATATAGGACTCGAACCTATGCATGTTTTATCATGGCTTCTGGTTAGCAACCAGACACATTACCACTCTGTCAATCTTCCGTTTGGCGGATCGCTAGAGAATCGAACTCTATAGGCTGTTACGCCACGACAGTTTTCAAGACTGCTTCGCACCATTGCGCTACGATCCATTTGGTGGGCGAGACTGGAGTTGCACCAGTACCCTGTCTAGCAGACTCCGGGTTTACAGTCCGGGCCGACTTAGCTGATATTCGGCTCTCACCCAATTATTAGGCGACACCATTACAGTGCCGCCTCAGTCGAGCACATAACTATCGTACTGTCCTCGAATTACAGATAGCAGGGAAACATTCTGTTTGCTGCTGTCCGCTATTTACAATTTGCTCACAATACTATTTTACCACAGAATAATCTCTAAAAAGTCTCACGTTTGTCGCATCATTGAAAGACCATCAACCCCGAATATTAAGGCCGTAAG